GAAGTTTTGTTTGGTAAGTTTTCATATTCAGATCTAGATATTTTTGTCATGGTTGTATCTGTCAATCCGTCTGAACTTCTAAACACAACCTCTAAAATATCTGATGCATCAGAGGGTGCGGTGTATTCTGTTTGCCCTGCCGTTAAATTTTGTGTGTGATTTTTTATTTTCCAAAGATGAATACCTCGGTTACCCCATTCAGAGAACAATAAATTTAAATTATCTCTTGCCGCAGATAATTCATATCCTGTTCTTATCTGTGTCCCACATCTAGCGTAAGCTCTTTCTATAAGCCTATCGATGCTGAGATCAAAAGCTGTGGTTCCCGAGGTAGCCATTTATTACTTCTTCTTCTTCTTTTTCTTCATCGCTTGTTTTTTTGCCTTACCGCCTCTTTTCATCATAGCAGCAGGTTTACCGCCTCGTTTCATGGCTTGTTTTTTCATTGTCATACCTGGCATGTTTTTTCTCCTTTTTAAAAAGTTTTTCGTACTCGTCTTGCCTCGATTTTACGACATCATCGTAATACTCGGCTGGCCAATTTTTATAATACCCTATCTTATGTAGTTTGCAACTTGCTTCATATAACTGCTTAAACTTTTGTACAAGCATCATACTATATTGGTACTCTGGCTCCCAATCACAATCATCTGTTGGATTAACAAGAAACTCTTGTTCTTCAACAGTAGCAGGATTTGTGGGATGAAACCCCATAAAGTATACGTCTCGTTTGTTATATGTTTTATTATAAAAATCTATTTTATCTTGAAATCTAATGTTGTCATATTGCTCCCAATAAGGATCACAAAATATAATTATATCGTGTTGCTTCTTGTTCCAATCTTTAAGAACATTTGTAAGGTGTTTTTCATACTTACTTCTGTCTGGTCTAACCTCTATGCGTAACTTATTTTCTCTACGCCATTTAGCAGCAAAAGGACACGCAGGAAAGCCGAGATGTTTATTCATTGGCTCTAAGACATTCTTAGACCAATTTATTACATCATCTTTTATTTTTTCTGCGAGTTTTTTTCTTGACAATTGTTTTAACGTTTGTGGGTTTAGGGCCAACATTACCTGCCGCCCTTTTTCTAGATACTGCTGATTTTATTTGTGCTTTTGACATAGCTGCAGCTTTAGCAGCGGGGACACACTTAGGATATTTTCGTTTAGCGTCTTTTTTTTGTTTTGATCTACCACATTTAGCGAAGCTGCCATCTTTTTTTCGAGAACCTATATCTCTCCAATCCTGTTTGAACCACTTCGCTAATCCTTTGTGGCCAGACATTTAGACTATCTGTGATATTGCGTATATTGCAACAACTCCAACAACAACGACAATCATCTTGCCTTTCTTATTTAGGTTGTTCCATTTACTTTTGATTGAATCGAGCATGATTACCTCCTAAGCAGCTTTTGTGTACAGTTTGGTTTTTTTTCTTCTTTTCTTATCAACCATACCACATCCTGCAGCTACGATTGTAGCTTTGCCTTTTGTTCCACCCTTTACCATACGGTCAGCTGAAACAGCTTTTCTTTGTTGTGAAACAGACATGCCTCCCATAGCTCTTTTAGGTCCTTTAAAATCTTTACGTTTTACGCCGCTTGGGTCTTTTATTTTACCTGCACAGATTTTTGAAGCATAAGCATTAGCATATGCGCTCGGATATACCTTAAATTTGCGTTTAGCTGCAGCCTTACCTCTTGGACATAATTTAGTCATTTTCTGTTTCTCCTTAAACTTATTTTACCTTTTTTAAATATATTAGCAACTTCTCTCTTACCCATAACTTTAGCTCTTTGTTCACCAACAGTTAATATCTGTATCTTTCTAGCGTATGGCTTTTTAATTTTTTTGACTTTTGCTACAGTTTTTCTAGCATCCGTAGGTGTAGCAAACTTAATACTTACTGTATCTTTAGGGTTTTCGTCTGTGTATAATCTTCTGCCAGAGCCCTTAGGCTTTTTTCCTGTTCCTTTTTTTGGATCTGCCATTAATTATTCCTGTTAATTTTTTTGCTTGATTAGCGTGTTTCTTTGATGCTTTACGTAACGCAGAGGCTACTTTTTTAATTTTTTTCATGCCAGGCTTAGATACCTGTTGTCTCATTTGTGCTCTAGATATTGCCATTAAAAGTCTGTAGTTTTAATAAGAAACTCTTCTATCCAAGCTATCTTATCGTCCATTTGTATAATCTTGGATTTTATCACAGCAATATCTTGTTGCATTTGTGCAACACTGTCAGCCTTTTTTTCTACTGCGTTAAGGCGTTCAGACCACATACCCCATGTCATGCCGACTGTTGCAATCAGCACAACATAAGGCAAAACTGTCTTCATCTCTATCTTAATCGACATACGCAATCCTCATCTGTTTTACAATCGCACATAATAACCTCCTATTTTGTTTTAGCTGACATACTGTTCAAAGGATTATTTAAAGCCTTATCTATCTTTAAGTCAAGGCTTTCTTCTAATAATTTCATCTCATCAAGAAGCTCTCTTGCATCTTGTTTTTGTCTGTCTTCTACGTCATTTACAATCTCTGTTATGTGTCTGATATCACCGTTCATTTGACGTAAATCTGCCTTCATATCAGATCGCATATCTCTGGCTACATCAGATATTATAGTGATTTCTTGCAGTATCATATCTATTTCTGATTTAAGAACAGCCATACCTTCATCATATTGAGAAAGGTCCGGCTCGGTATACAGAGTTATCTTCTCACGCATATCAAGGTAATCCTGATAAAAAGTAAAGCCGGTCCATGCAGCACCACCTAGTGCGCCTAGTAAAGTAAAGATAGCAAAGACCTTTCCTCCAGATATCTTAAGTCCTGAATACTCAATACTGGGCATCTATCATATCCTGAAGTGTATTATTTTGAGCCATGTCAAACAGCATACCATACTGATCTTCTATTGTCTTGTTTAAATAATCGTCAAGGTTTGTATCTTGTATAAAAGATTGAGAATCAAAAAAAGTTTTTGTGTTACCTAGTATTTGCATAACAATCAAAGTTTTAGTCTGCGCAGCGTCATCATACCTAGCCTTGTCATCAATCTTCTTCACTATTTTAGTGGCAGCCTTTTCTTTCTTTGATACCTTGGGCTCAGATGGTTTCTCTTCTTCTACTGTTTCTTCTGGATCTTCTTCTTTTTGTGGTGTTTGTGGTTGCTCTGGTTCTGATTCCTGTGGTTCTTCTTGAGCTTCTTCGATAACTTCTTCCTCAGGTTCAGCTTCTACAACCACTACCTCTTCCATTTCCATCTCTATTTCTAATTCTACTTCAGTTTCTACCTCAACGATTTCAACCTCAGGTTCAGGTAAATTAATTTCTATTTCGGCAATTTCTAATTCAACACTGGCAACAGTAATCTCCTCCACAGGTGCTTCAATAGGCACAAACTCTATCTCACCATCATTCATGCTTACATCATTAAATTCAAATACCTCCTCTACAAAATCTAATTCAACAGGATCAAAAATATTTAAATATAATATTTCCTCCATAGTAGTAATTTGTTGAGTAATAATTGTGTTAATGACATTGTAAAAAACATTGACTGTGACATCGTCAAATAAAGGTCCTATTGCAAGATTAATATCTCGACCACCTACTTCAACAGTAATTCTATTTAAAACACCAGTAAAATCAAAAGACCCACTGTAAGATTGGTAACCAGACGCTATACCAGATTCCGATAAGATATCAGTTCCTTGAAAGACTGTGTTGGATCCATTACGTCCTGTAATGTGCATGTATATTCTATCTTGAGCATCTCGTTTTTCGACTTCGATTGAGTATCTTACCTCTCCACCTTTGTCTATTTGTAGATCAGAAATGTTAATATTGTTAATTATAAAAGTTGTGCCCATGCCTGAGACACCCATCGTTGATGTGCTATTGCCAGATCCAGTAATCTGTGCACATCTATCTGCCCCTAACTGACCGCAAGTATTACCTGTCGGCATAGAAGCAGGACCTTGCCCGCCCCAGTCCGTGTTCATATTAGAATCTTTATTGGAGGGTACATAACCCAAAGAGCTATCTAAAATATTACCTGAGTCCTCGTTAGTGATAGTTGTAGTAGTGGTCGTAGTTGTTGTTGTGGTGGTTGTGACTATCTCTGTGCCTTTGTCCTCTTCAGTGACTACTATGTTTTCATCTTCTGTAATAGTTACGCCTGGGGTGCAAAGACCGTTAAAATTTTTACCTGTAGCGTCAGGTAAACAATCTGCTTTAGAATAAGAGTAACAAAGAAAGAGCCATAAGGCCAAAATTCTTAATAGCATCTGTGTCCCCTTTTGGTTCTTCTACTTTAACTTGTTGAATATAATCTTCTCTGTATCTACTACCCTCAGGAATTAAGTGAGGATTCTCTTCCCAGTAAGCAGCAGCCTCGGCTCCAATAAGCCCGCCTGCTACAGGGCACGGGGTCCCTGCATCCATCATGCTCGTCCATACACGGGGGTCCTGACATAAGAGGGCCACCGAACTCACTTTCATGCCGTAGGAGTACATGCTGCGAGATAACTTAAGAAGCTGACACAGCTCATCGTCTATTAAAACGCCTGTAGCAATACCCAACACATTATTTTGAACTGCTCCGCCGATACCGACTTTACATATATCTGAATTTGAATTGGGAATTACTGGTGCATTTGCTGTTGGAGGCGTATTGTTTACCACTGTGCTGGACACAGTATTAGTTTCTGCTGAGGTGGTTTGTATTGATAAATACATAAAGATGATAGTCATGAAGGCACAGAATAGGTAAAAATATCCTTTAAACATTTAGCACCTCCAACGTCTTCTTGCTTGTCTTAATCTTGAATTTGGATCTTTTGCTGCCTTTGGAAATTTTTTCATTTGACCAGCAGATCTTGCACAGAAAGATTTTCTACGTTTTGCAGCTTTACTACCTTTCTTTACTTTACCTGTGACTGCTGTTTTTAGTTTTGAGCCTGGGTTATCACGTCTGTACTTGGCAACACCAGCCTTAGTCATTCCCGCCCCTGCCTTAGTGGGGCGGAAATATTTTTTAGTTTTTGGGGGTTGTTTGTCCCGTTTTCTCATTATGCAAAAAAGCAGGTTAGAGAAGTTACATTGGTAAGTGTTGCATGTATTTGTGTTGAGAATCTCATGCCTTCATCACCAAGGTATGTTTCTATGATTGCTGTAGCTGATGCAGGTGTGTCAATATTAAAAAGTGTTGAACCACCACTTGCATCTTTTAAAACAATACTTCCAGCGGATCCAGCACAAATAGCATGAATCGCTATGAGTCTAGCAGGACCACTTGTGACGTTACCGGTTGCGGTAACTTTTGATGATTTAAGTCCTAACATTTGTCACTCCTATGATAAGTTATTGTTTTGTATGTACAATACTGTAGCAGTAGCAGCACCTGTAGATCCGTCTTCAGTACCTGCTACAAAGTCAGCTAATACTTCTAAATCAGATGTACCAACATCAGTAGCCTCAGTATCTAAAGTACCTCTTGTTGTGCCTAATGCTTTAACGTTAGTGGCAGGAATAAATGCATCTCCATCTCCACTTGTACCGATTGCTACGGTTGCTGTACCAGAATCGTTATTTACAGTTGTAACGTTTAAAATTACATCAACAATCTGTGAGTTTGCTGGCACGATAGCCACTCTTTGATTAAGAGCGTCTGCACCAATAATATCTAATACTACTGATTGAGCCATAACTACTGAACCAATGTTAGTAACATCAGCTCCAACAGTTGTGCCTGTAGTATCTTTAATTGTTCCGGCTTTTATCGGGCCAGAAAATGTAGTTGTTCCCATGTCTATTCTCCTTTTGATAGTCCCCGTAGGGTCTTGGGTTTATAAAAT